GATGCCGGCCCTGTAACGGAAACACCTTATGGATGAACTAAAAGCAAGAATTGATGCTGAGATAACTCAGGCTCTCGGTTACGACGATGAACTCTCAGATCAACGCAGACTTGCGATGGAGTACTACTACGGTCTTCCGTTTGGTAACGAGGTCGAAGGCCGATCGCAGATGGTGGACAGCACCGTCGCAGATACGATTGAGTGGATCAAGCCCTCACTCATGCGCGTGTTCGCCTCCGGCGACCGTATCGTAGAGTTCCACCCGACGGGACCGGAAGATATTCCAGCAGCCGAGCAGGCTTCTGACTACATCAACCACATCTTTACGAAAGACAACCCCGGATTTGAAATCCTCTATTCGTGGTTTACAGATGCACTGCTGCAAAAAAATGGCATCGTAAAGTGCTGGTGGGATGAGACAGACGAAAACGATCGCGAAACTTACACCGACCTGACAGACCTAGAGCTGGATGCGCTTATTGCGCCAGACAACGTCGAGGTTCTGGAGCATTCTGAAAACACAGATGGTCTTGAGGTCACCCACGACGTAGTCATCACCCGCAAGGTGTCCAAGGGCCGTGTGCGCATTGAGAACGTACCGCCGGAGGAGTTTTTAATCTCGCGGGAGGCTAAATCGATTGAGGACGCTCGCTTTGTTTGCCACCGCACTCGTAAAACCTACTCCGAGTTGCGCGAAATGGGGTACGACTTTGACGAAGACGAGCTGGGCGGCGACAGCCTTGATCACTTTACCGAGCGGTTAGCGCGTTTTGAGTTCGATCGATCAGATGCGTTTGGCAGGGACACCACAGAAAAAGCCCTCCAAGAGGTTTGGGTATACGAGAGTTACCTGAAATCTGATCAGGACGACGACGGCATCGCCGAGTTGCTGCGTGTGGTTACCGCCGGCAATATCATTCTTGAGCAAGAGCCTGTGGATCGTAAGCCGTTCTCCACCTTGACTCCGATCAAGATCCCGCACAAGTTTTTTGGTCTGTCTATGGCTGACCTGACAATGGATCTTCAGCTTATGAAGAGTACATTGCAGCGTAACCTTCTCGACAATATGTATATGCAAAACCACGGACGTTTTGCAGTCATGGAAGGCCAAGTAAATCTTGATGATCTGTTGACGAGTAGACCTGGTGGCATCGTCCGCACAAAAACGCCTAATGCCGTCACTCCGTTGCCGACTCCTCCGCTGCAACCTTATGTATTTGAGACGCTGAAGTACCTAGACGGCATCCGCGAAGAGCGGTCTGGCATGACCAAGTACTCGCAGGGTTTGAACGAGGGTGCGCTGACAAGTCACACCACTGCGGCTGCTGTAAATCAGACCATGACGGCTGCTCAACAGCGCGTAGAACTAATCGCACGTTGCTTTGCAGAGACAGGCGTAAAGCATCTCATGGAGATGATCTACGAGTTGGTCCAAAAGAACCAAGACAAAGAGCGCATCGTCATGCTGCGTAACCAATTTGTCCCGGTCCGGCCAGATATGTGGCGTGAGAAGATGGATTGCACCGTTGCAGTGGGTTTAGGGCATGGCAACCGCGACCAGCACCTCACGCATCTCACCACGCTGCTTACCTTCGCCTCTCAAGCTATGCGCGGCGGTCTGTCAATAATAAACGAGATGAATCTGTACAACATCGGCGCTGAGATGATCAAAAACATGGGCTTTAAGAATGTGGATGCGTTTATCACTGATCCACGTCGTGCGCAGCAAGGCCAAGATCCTAGAGAGCAGATGGCGATGGCTGAAATGCAGCTCAAGAAAGGCGAGCTGGACATAAAGGTTGCTGAGACACAAATAAAACAACAGAAGCTTCAGCTAGAAGCTCAGAAAATGCAATCTGATAACGCCATGAAGGTTGCAGAATTACAACTTGAGGCTGTTCAAGGTAGACCCGTAGGAATCGGATAACTATGAATGAAGAGCAACGCGCGGAAAACGCGAAGCGCATTCTCGAAGACCCGATGGTTCGAGAAGCGTTCGATTTGCTGAGAAAAGAATTCCTGGTCGGATGGGAACACTCATCCGCCCATGATGCAGAAACAAGGGAAACCTTGTGGTGGGGATTGAAGATCCTTTCACGGCTGGAAGGCCATTTTGAGTCCATTATCAGTACCGGACAAATGGCGAAAGCACAAAAGGACACTCCAATCCTCTTTTAGAAAACCTACCTACAAGGATGTAGGGGGAGGGCCATCGGCCCTCTTTTTTCATGGAGCTAATTGTGGACACTCAAGCAGAACCCACAGGCACAATTGCGGAAGCGCAAAAGGCCATTCTTGCATTAATGGACTCTGAGGAACCTGGTTCCGAAGAAAATCCGGAGGTCGAGGGGGCCGAACCTTCAGAAGCGGAAATCGCGTTTGAAGCGGAAGAGGAATCCGAAGAAGTATTGGAGGATGACTCTACTGGTGAAATTGCCGAAGACGAGGAAGCGGAATTCCTGTTCGAGATTGACGGACAAGAACTAACCGCTGACGAAATCCGGAAAGGCTATCTACGCCAAAGCGACTACACCAAAAAAACGCAGTCTCTTGCTGAACAACGAAAAGAGATTGATGCTTTGACCGAAAGGTACAACGCACAACTCAACCAGATTCAGATTGAGAGGCAACAGTACATCCAACATTTGCAAGCACTTTCCCAAAATCAAGACCCGGAGAAAAAATTCGACATTGATTGGGAGAGATTGAGGTTGGAAGATCCCCTTGAGTACGTTACGAAACGACAGGAGTTTCAAGAAGCCAAGGACAGGGCGAACGAACTAAAGGAAAGAGCTAGACAAGCCAGGGCGAAAGCAGCGGCTGATCAGCAGGAACAATGGGCCAAGGTAGTCGAGCATGAGAAAGCACAACTCATTGCTGCGTTACCGGAATGGGGCGAAACAGAGTCTCAGAGGCAATTGGCAACTGATCTACGAGCTTACGCACAAGGTGTTGGTTACTCTGAGCCTGAAATTGATTCGCTTGTTGACCATCGCTCATTTCTGGTCCTACGCAAGGCCATGCTATACGACCAGTTACAGGGTGCAAACCCTAAAGCGAAAAAGCTGAAAGGAAAGCCGAAGGTTATTCGTGCGGGAAAAGGGAATTCCCCGACGCAACAGCAGAGGGATGCACAAAAAACCAAACGTAACCAGCTCAAAAACACCGGCCACATCCGTGATGCCGCGAAAGTTTTTGAGGATTTCATTTAACAAGGAGTTAAATAATGGCTGTTCCTTCAGGTACTCGACAAGTACACAGTGCTATCGGAGTGCGTGAGGACTTGGCGAATGTTATTTACGACATTTCGCCGACCACGACTCCATTTCTGACAGGGTGTGGACGCGAAGGTGCGGATAACGTCCTGTTTGAGTGGCAGACTGATGTCCTCGCGGCTGCGGCTGCAAACCGTCACACGGAAGGTGACGACTCGACTGCGGCTTCTATCGTTGAAACCGTCCGACTGACCAACTACTGCCAGATCTCGAAAGAGACGGTGTCGGTCAGCGGTACGGCTGAGTCGGTAGACTTCGCTGGTAAATCACGTTCAGAAATGGCCTATCACATGGCCCGTGCTGCACAGACGCTGAAGCGTGACATGGAAAAAATGTTGATGGACAACGTGGCGAAAGGCGCTGGTTCTTCCAGCACCGCGCGCCAGACCGCTGGTCTTGGGTCTTGGATTGCCAGCAACTATCACTCACTCGGCACGTCCTCTGTCGGTACGGCCAGCTCCGGTAACGGAACTGACACCGCGACCGCAGCCGGTACGCCGGGCGCGATCACCGAAGCTGGTATGAAGATCGTGATCCGTGAGTGTTTCGACAATGGTGGTGAGCCTGACATCATCATGGTTGGTGCCTTCAATAAACAGGCGATTTCAGACCTCACTCAGTCCGTGTCAGAACTGCGTACTGCTGCCAATGCGGTGGCCCCGGCGCACGTTGTGGCTGCGGTTGACGTGTATGTGTCGGACTTCGGAACCTTAAAAGTTGTGCCGAACCGCTTCCAGCGCGCCGGTGACGCTTGGTTCCTCGACATGAACTACTGGAGCATCGCATATCTGCGTGACTTCCGTACCGAAGACCTCGCGAAGACGGGTGATAGCCAGAAAAAGCATATCCTCGTTGAGTACGGTCTGATGTCGAAAAACGAGAAAGCTTCCGGCTTCCTCGCTGACCTCACCACTTCCTAATAGGAAGTAAACCGAGAGAGGGGGGCTTCGGCCCCCCTTTTTCATTTATGCCCCTTATGGGGCTTTTTTTATGGCTATTAAAAAATCCAGAAAAAAATCTGAAAAGAAAAAGAGTGTAGACATCGTCTTGGCTCTTGAAAAGCAGTTTGAGGAAATGGACAGAGAGCGCCAAGAGCGCGAGATGTGGAAAAACCCTGGTCCATCGAACATTGGCGGTAAAAAGAGGTATTGGACCAATGGCTAATCGCAAAGCATTTGATCGAGTATCTCAGGTCGCAACCGATTGGATAGACGAGCCAGACGGCAGCGTAACAATCGAATCTTACCAGGACGCTGGACCGATCTTGGAAGAAAACAAAAGGCGATACAACGCGCATGGCGATAAACGAACCTTTGGGAAAATAAATTCCGATGGTTTTCACAAGGTAGGCTCAATACCCGTAACCGTTTGGGAAACGTGGATGCGAGAAACCAACGGCGAAATCGCAAAGAACCACAAACTTCTTCTCAAGAAACTCGAAGATCCTGAGTTTCGTTATTTCAAAACCACACCTATAAGGCTTAGTTAATCATGTATAGACGCGACGATTCTGGTGCATATAACGCATGGGATGTGCAAAGCGCTGTTACCGTAGGCTCTTCTGCCTCTGCTACCAATGTTTCAAACGCTAAAATTATTGGCGTTCACCTAGACGGCGAGATTTATTTTAATTTTGCAACTGGGTCCACTCCTGCCGTTAGCACCGCAAACGACCTGAAGCTTTCTTCCGGACTTACGTTTCTTAACGTACCGCGCAATTTGTCGGTCACTGACTCGAACGTATTCCTTCACGCGCAACGTGTCGGCTCTTCCGACGTGACCATGCGACTCGTTTTCCTGTAAGGAATGCGTAACAACCGAGGAGAATTTTTAAATGCTCAGTAATTTTCTTGTTTCGCAAGGCAGTTTTGTCGCGAAAACCTCGCCTACTGGGTCTGGGATATTGCCCACTGGGTCTACAGCACAAAGGGACGGATCCCCCAGCTCTGGATACATCCGGTTCAACAGCGACGACACCGCGTTTGAGGGATACAACGGCAGCGCTTGGAGCGCAATCGGCGGAGGCGCTGTCTCCGGCATCGTCGGCGTATCAACCTTTACCTCATCTGGCACTTGGACAAAAGCAACCCGTGAAGCGGCTCTTGGTGTAACGATTAAGCGAGTGATTGTTGAAGTGCAGGGTGGTGGCGGTGCGGGCGGCTCGTTCTACTATGACGGGTCGTTTTATTCTGCTGGATCGGGCGGTTCCGGTGGTTACGCAAAAAAACTTATTGACGTTTCATCTATTTCCTCATCGACTATAACCGTCGGTGCTGCCGGTACAGGTGCGCTATATCAAACTGGCGGCACTGGCGGCAATAGCATATGGTCCGACGGAACTAACACTATAACGTGCACTGGCGGATCTGGCGGGATTTACGGAAACAACGCAAACACCAACGGTGGCTCCGGCGGAACCGCTACAGGAGGCGACCTCAACATAGATGGGCAAGATGGGAGTTGGAGGGCGGGGCTTCCCGGCGGGTCAATCTATGGACATGCTGGGCAAACCGCTTCCTTCACCAATAATTCCGCCAGCGGTAGTGTATGGGGGGACGCACAGGGTTACGGGGCGGGCGGCAGAGGTAAATCGACAAGCACTGGACCGGGAGCAGATGGAGCGCCCGGCATCGTAAT